AACCAGCCGGTTTACCGCAGTTAAACCCGCCATCATTGTCTTTCAAGTCAGACTGAAGTTTAGCATCATCAGTCATAACACTTTTAACATAACGGTTAGGGTTTTTACCTGTAGCTTGAACAAAACGCTTGTACATGAAGCGTTGTAGAAACGGACGCAGTTTAATTTCTGAAGCGTAGTAAGTCGGGCCATCTGGAATTTCCAGTTTATAGGAACCGCCCTCTACTACTTCCACATTAACCTTTTTACCGTTTACTTCTGCTGGACCCATGAGTGGCGTATGGTGTATGCGAAGTCGTGCCAGTGAACTGCTAGCAGCACCTGTAGGTTTTTCATTAGCAATTCCCATAGCCTTTGCCATAGCAGCGTAGTTGTTTGTATCTATTGTCGTCAGTTGTGACATATATTTCTCCTTTCATAAAAACAGTGAGACATAGTTATATCACGCTATGTCTTTAACGTCAAGCCAATTCGGACCTATTTTTGCCTCTAAAAGTAAAGGCACATTAAATTCTACACCCCAGCGTATTGTAATCAGTTCAAGTAGTTTATCATTAGTGGCTTGTATCACACTGATAACCTGTGCTTCTTCTTCTGGGTGTACATCAATAACAATACTGTCGTGAACTGAATTTACTATACACGATTTCATATCCTTTAGCAAGGACTCAATGTGTAATAATGCAACAGGAACAATATCCGCTGTAGCAAAAGACTGCACAGGGTAATTCTTGATCTGTGTAAAATGCGACACACGCCCACTAGCTTTTCGCACCACATCCGGGAATGAAAACTCACGACCACTAGGCGTTGTTATCTTTTGTGTCTCTATAGCTTCTTTAGCCAGTCTGGAATGCCAAGCTGCGACCCCTTTGTATTTGCTGTTGAAGTGTTCGTAGTACGCTGCTTCTGCTTTGGTTCTACCGAATCCTGTTGCGCCGTAGAGTGGTGCAAACGTGTGAGCCTTCGCATCTTGGCGAGACGTAGGTTGACCAGCATCGGTAATAACTTTAGCGGTATATGAGTGTACATCAAACCCAGTAGATACTTCCTCAATTGCTACCTCATCTTGTGATAAAAATGCAGCGGCGCGGAACTCAAGCTGCGCGAAGTCAGCTTCCATTACCTTGCCACCATCGAATCGTGACACAAATACTTTCTTAACAGGAAACGTGCCGCCACGTGGCATGTTCTGCATATTAGGGTTAGCCCCACTGAAGCGACCAGTAGACGTGCGATGCTGCAGTAAGCTAACATGCAGCTTACCGTCTGGCTTAGTGTAGTTACGTATGCCCTCAACAAAAGAGGACAGGTATGTATCAACCGCACTAAGTCTACGCACCTTGTACAAGAAGTCTACCGCATCATCCATACCTTTGGTCTTAGCCCCAGCTTCAAGTAGTTCAAGGTTCTGTTTACTAGTGCTAAAACCGTTTGCACTCAACCACTTAGGTGATGGTGGCTTGAATTTGAAACCAGCCAAAGTGTCGGATGGTATAAACAGAAACCCTTCTGTATTACATTCAGCGCATCTGCTTGGTTTAGCAAATGGCTCACCGTTCTTCTTTGTCTTACGGACGTAACCTGTACCGCTGCAAGAGTGACACTGTTGCGCTACGGTTTTATAGAGGCGTTCTGTACCATAAGAAACCATGCTACGAAACGATACATCATCCATATAGGGGTCTATCTTACTAGACCAATCTACTTTATCAATCACCTTCCTACCATAAATAACCCATCCCAACTGTTCTGGGCTATTCAGATTGATAGGTGTGTCACCCATTACATTACGGACGTGTGACTGCAATGCTTTCTCTAACTCATCACGCTCCTGCTCAAACTCGCTGCGCACTTCGTCTAACTTAGATAGATCAACAGCAAACCCACGCTGGTAGATACGTGCAAGTGTGACACATACCTGATTGGTAAGATCAACTGTACCACGTAAGCCACTATCTGCAGGCGTATTTAACCGACACATTAACTTGTCAGATAGCTGCTGCGTAGCGTGAAGGTCAGCAGACAAGTACTCGCACAACTCATCGTGTGGTATGTCACGTGTGCTGTAACCCTTCTTGAAATACTCTTTTAGTGTATCCTGCTTTTTAGTCTCTAACTCATAGCGTTCTGCACAAGCCTCAAGAGACAGAGGTTCTTTATTTCCACGCTGCAAGACATACTCAGCAAGCATTGTATCAAACACAGGGCCATCATAAGTAAAGCCTGACTCCCAGAGCCAGAGCAAATCATAAGCTGCGTTATGGCAGATAAGCACTGTGGTTTCATCAAGACACTCCTGCACGATAGCGTGTCCGTCTGGTGTGGCATCAACCTCACTGTGGTCAAATGTAATGACACGTTCACTACCTTGGTCATTGAGCATACCCACGAGTGTAAGTGAGTTCTCTGCTTCAAACGGATCAAGGTGTAGCTTACCGTCTCTTGTTGTTGTTGTATTTTCTACATCAAGTGTTAATTTCATCCTGTGTACCTCGCTGTTCTATATTCAAGAACACAGTGTACCACGCCATGCCAACCTGTCAACTTATTTTTTACCACGTTGAGGTGACGTTGTGTGTCTTCTTCGTCTTGGTTATCTACTGGCGGGTTCTTAGCAATCAAGACCATCAGGTCAGCTTCTGCAGCTTTACCTGTACGTGAGCCTTCCATCATCGACTGGTTCAACAGAACCTTGCCCTCTGCGTCTGCAGATAGCTGAGACATGTAGAATACAGCACACTCATATTGCTTGGCAATCTGCCTCGCGTGTACTGCGTTAGCCTTGAGTGATTCGTCTTGCCTAGCAAAGCCGCCTTTAGCAAACTTATCACCCATGTCAAGAAGAACGATATCCGGTCTGTATGACTTGCACACAGACTCCACCCAATTCATGTCCCGACCTGTAGCATCCTTGATCTTGATGCGGTTCTTTACAGGCTCATACAATTCACGAGCCTTGGCAGGGTTCTTCTTGATCTCCTGCATAGTCATGCCTGTTGCAGCAGTGAGATATCTAGCACCTACACGATGATAACCTTCCTCGTTACACAACACAATGCAGTTAGCACCTTGTTGTGCAAAGCCGCCCGGACTCGCAATCAAACTGGCGTGGAAGGATGTTTTGCCTGTGTTTGGTCTTGCGCCAATCTCAATCAGGTGTCCTGCGTTGACCCCCTCAACCTTACGTGTAAGGCTAGGAATGTTGAATGTCCAACGTGCTTCTAGATCATTGCGTAGAAGCAATGTGTCCATGTCAATGTCATCCCACTCAATGTTTAGATCAGGTGTGAAGTCATCTCCATACTGTTCAAGCAGTAGACGCAAAGGCTCAAGGCTAGACTTGTCACCATTCACGTAGTCAAATCCCAAGTTGGCAATGTCCTCACCTACTACCTGTTGAAACAGCTTAGACAAGACTTCTTGTGCTATGTCACTACCCATAGGTTGTTCTGCCTTAATCTTGTGAAACAAGGAACTATACGCCTGCTTCTGTGCTGTAGTGAGGGTAGGATTGTTTGACATGAACAATGCCTCAATCTCATCTGGTGTTACAGTACGCTCGTAACGATCCATAGCTGTATCAATAGCCTGCTTAATCTTACGCACGTCCTTGCTAAACAAGCGGTCTGGACAACGTGCGCCACGATGATCTTCGTAGAACTCCTTGTCCATCAAACTTCTAATCAGTGATAATTCCATTTAAATTCTCCATATCTGTCGGGTTACGATATTTCAAGTCATCTTTCAGCTTGAGTACACGAACATCGTTGACGTGTCCTCGTAATTCCTTCGCCATCTGTAATGTCTTCGGTAAGGCATCGGGGTCTAATGCTATAATCGCTGTTGAGAACTGCGCAAGATACCCTTTATGCGCCTCTTGTAGAGATGTCCCAAGAAGCGCAACCCCGACAAAGGAGCCGTAACCAACAACGGCTGCGCTTACACAGTCCTCAACAACAACTGCGACTTTACCACAACCATACGTGTAGGGCAAGCCACTTTTTCCATATCTTTTCCATTTAGGTAGACGCTTACCGATAGCACGGCCTGTAGCATCTACGATCCTGCCATCATGCACAACAGGAAAAACAATTCTGTCATCCTTTACATCATACATTACACCCAACTCATCAGGGTCTAGCCTGTAGCGGAAGCAGAAGTTTAACACAGTACGCTTATCCCTGTGTGGTACAATGTAGCTAGGCAGTTCAAATGTCTGCGTAGCAAACTGCTCTGCACCTGCAAAGCCTGCACGTATATCATCTACAGATAGGTGTACACGTGTGCCACCACTGACACGACAAGACACTTTGTAGCAATTCCATACGAGACTACCCATGTTATTGGTCACAGTAAATGTCTTTAGACCACCACACTCAGGGCAGTTCATACGCTTACTTTCTCCATTAGATAAGTTTAGATCATTAACTATATTATATATATTATTCATATTATATCACTTTCCTTTGCGGCAGTTAGATGCTTTTACCATGTATTTTTCTAGCTGTCAATGCACTATTTGCACTAGAATACGTATTTTTCATGTATGGCTTTACAGATTGTGGGTTAGCATGTCCTGTAACCGACATTATTTGTGCCATACCGACACCAGCTTCTACCATTTCAGTTGTGCCTGTCCTGCGTAAGTCAGACAAACGTAGTTCTTTTGGTAGTCCCACTGCATCCATAACCTCACGTGCGTATTTAGGTAGTTTCTGCAACGTGTATGGCTTGTACTCACCTTTGATAGGGTAGGGACGAGGAACTACATACTGCTGGAACCCAAAGTCTTGCTCCTGTTGCACTAGCATTTCCAACAAGTCATCTTCAATGGGCAGATGAACCTCTGCTTTACGTTTAGATTGCTCTATAAAGACACGAGCGTTGTCAAAGTCTATAGCATCCCATGTGAGCAAGCGCATGTCACCTAGACGTTGACACCATTCATACGCCATGTGGGCAATCAATCCAATGTTGCGGGTCTTAAAATCGCTGTACGCGGCCTCTAAAAAGGTTTGCATATTATCCCTAGTCCAAACTGTCTTGCGCCTCTCTGTGGCTCTCCTACGCACCGTAGAGAAAGGATTAACGTGTACGTGTTCCATTCGCACGGCATAGTTGAATAGTATACGAGTCACAGACATGACGTGATTAGCGAAAGGTATTCCTCTTTCACACCAAATATCATACGCAATCTTAGCACGTTTGCTTGACACTTGACGGTATTCTATGTTACCTAGTATTTTATCATCAATATTTGTGTCCATCATAACGCCTAAAAAGTATTGATACTGAGTCTTAGTGTCGTCACGTAAGTTCCTGTAATCAATAGAAGAATAGTACTTCTGCGTAAGTTCATTAACTGTTGTCATCTGGTCTTCCTTGTCTATGATCGTTTCCTATGTAGTATAAATCAGATGCAAGTTTTAACAGTTTGTCAAACCACATAAGATCACTTTTTAATCCATCTTGTATATCAAACACACCATAGTATCCACCAGCAATCATGCCAGCTACTGCACCTGTTGTGTCACTGTCGTGACCACGATTTACAGCCTTAATAATGCAGTCATTAAAATTATCAGTAGTTTGAAACGCCCACATTGCGGCTTCATAAGTCTCCTTTACATATCCACCAGACATAACATCATTCCTGTCAATATCAATAGGAAGACGATATTTATTGTACTTTTGCAAAGGTTCACCACAATACAATTCTTCTGCCAACATACAACTATACTTCACACACTCTTCACTACCGTGTGTCAATAGTGTTTGTTGTGTAGCGAGTTGAATAACATGTTCACGAGATGTAGCACATAAAACAATAGGAGCAATTCTCATAAGCGCACCATTACCCGAAGATTTTGAATCGGTACTCCCAGCATACACTGTGCCTGAACCGGCATAATTTTGTAATGCTTTTACAGTGGTAGTGCCTATGTCAAAGCACCGGCCTCTTGGTATAAATTCACCGTCAAGATACCACTTGAGGAAGTTTTCCATTATAGCCTGTGCATTGAAACCTTTGTTGTCCCGAATGGCGCAGCCCATTGCGTAGGCCATAGCTGTATCATCTGTCCATTCACCTTTCTGCACATCCCAAATACCACCTGAGTGGTACTTGGTAATGTAGTTGTCGGGATCACGAGCCTCTTGAAACTCTAGGGGTGCGCCAAGCGCATCACCCACGGCAAGCCCAATAAGCATACCCCATGCATGTTCAACTCTCTTTTGCATTTGTTTTCCTTTTTATAGCTGTATTATGTTTTGTTTTCTTTTTGCTAGGCTTCCACAATATTGGACGCTGCATTTTAGGTATTAGATAGTCATCTACTGCGTATATATTGTGTCTCTTTACCAATGCTAAGTTTCTCATGCCGCAATCAACCCCTTGAACTGTGGCGTTTCAATCCATGTAGCTACCTCATGTTCACGCTTGAACATATTGACAGCATCGTTGTCATTGTGTGTCTGACGCAATAGAAATCCATTACGCTCATCAGCGTATGTGGCATAGTTTGTGAAGGCACTATACAATGCAAACACATTGCGTCCACGTGTGCTAACCTCTTGATTATAAAGAGTAAACATCTTCTCAGCTTTCTTCTCTGACTTGACAATACTCTGCAGCAAATCAGGAACATTGACGTGCAGAGGTGTATTAGCCATTTTTTGTAGCTGCTCAGTCTGCTTATCGAAGGCACTCTTAGAAGCCAACAACTCATCAATGAACCTGTCCATGCTAAAGAACGTAGTGTTCTTGCGCTTGACCTTATCATGTTCACCGCGTATCATTCCATTGGTGCAGAAGAAATCAATAGCACCAAAGAAAACCATGTTGCTGCACGATCCATCCACCCCATGCAGCGCGATGATGCGTTGTGAGATATTAGTTTCGTGTTTGTCAGTCGTGATAGTAGTGGTCACGTTAGGTAGCACAATGTCCATCAATGCCCACGCATTTTTACGAGCCGACTTCCATGTAACTTGTGCGTTTACTAACTGGTCATCGGATAAGTGTTCTGTCATTGCGTCCTGCACACCAGTAAAGAAAGCGGTGTGGTCAGCGCAGTTGAACTTATCACCTACGATACCAATGTACTCACCTGTCCTAGCGTTTACTACATAACGCTTGTCGTGTACTTTAGTGTCCTCAAACTCAACCTCAAAGTCAAGATGGTCTGGGATAGGCGCAATCGCCTGCTCAAAATCTACTTCAGTTATAAAATCTAACGGCATAGTGTATCTCCTTTTTTAGTGGTAACTGATACTTGTTTATATCAGTAAACAATCACAAAGTCAACTCTTCTTTTAGTAGTTCCAGTATTTTACTTCAACACTGTCATCAACAAGTAATCGCCTTAACGTGTACCATGCCTGATCCATGTTGCGTAAGTCATCGTAGCTGATGTCACATAACTCAGACACTGCTTGTCTGATAGGTACGAAAGCCTGTAGCATTTCTAGCACAGCCTGTTGTTGTTTAGGTGTCATGCTTTTCCATGTGGCAGCAGCCTGCTCTTGGTTTATTTCCCATTGTGTCTTCTCTTTTTTCTTTGTCATACTTACTCTCCTCTCATCCATTGTGGCATTTCACGACCTTTGTTATACCTTGCAAAGCGTAACTTGTCAACAACATAGAACGCACGATAAGCCATGATAGGCCAATTCTCATCTGTCTTGAGATGGTCATGTCCACTAAAACATTGTGGGTGCGGTGTCATAAAGTTTGTTGTGTCAGGTATCTTGCAGACACCAAACTCCAACGCACGAAGATGTTTACCTGCGCCGTGTTCTTTACCATAGCGGTGTGTGTACTCACGCAGCATTGCATCATACAATCTCCAAGCAAAAGCGTAGTTACGCTGGTTATCCATAGCCCACAGGGTACATGGATGCTTCTGATGCACAGGCTTGTACAAACCATGAGCCTCTGCATAGTCAGGTGCGTGATGCCACAAGGCAGTGCATAGCATCTGTGCTTCTTCCAACGGCATCTTGACAATATGCTGGTCACATAGCTGCTTGGCTATGGCATCCGGGTGATGGTCAATTAGAAATCTATTCACTGCAATTCTCCATATACCATGTCTTGAACTTGTGAAAAGCTAATAGCTTGTATGCTTCCAAGTCAAGGGTTTCCCAATCTCGTATGCTAATGCCACATACTTCATGCGTGTTTTCAATCTCAGAATCCAGCATCACCATCAAAGCATTAGCTTCGTTGCGTGTTAGCTGTATCCATAGTGTGTTATCTTTAGCCATCGTAATCATCTCCTTCATCACGTTCATACAGGTCATCTACATCTATGCCATCACAAATGTATGAGTAGTCATAGTTAGGCATGTTAAATAGCTTGATACTACCATCCTCATTACGAATGTAATCATCAGCTTCAACATCCACTACGGCTACTGACATATCCCAAACAGTTATACCATATGTTTTATCAGGGTCAAACATTGTTATTCTCCTTTCGTGGATAATATACCTCTACCATGCTGTCGCATTTAGGGCAAGACAGTATTGTTACCATGCTAAACTCATCACCTCGTGCATCAGCATACTCATCTAGGTCATGGTCATTGCCCCATATTAGTTGGGTGTTACAGTGCCAGCAGTTCATGTGTCAATCTCCTCATCTACAACAGATACATCTCGCACCATAGATGACACACACTTCATGTCTTTGTCTATGTGCTTGAACAAATCATCCTCGCTATCGCATAGGTCTATTGCTCTTTGCATAGCAATGGTCTGTGCTTGTCGCATATCAGGTGCTTCCACTTCGTATGTGAGCAGCAGTTCAACTATGTATTTCATCGTCTTGCTCCTATCACCCAATCCTCTGCTGTATCCTCTGCATATTGCTGCGAGTGTCCAAGCAGATTAAGTTCATCCACAATAGCACCATCTTGTATTAGCACAATGGTGTAGCTGCCATCAGGTTCCTTGAACACACACGACTTGCGGTATGATATGTCCCCACGGCTGCAATCTTCATCACTATAAAACTCATGCAACAGCATCATTATTCTCCTCTGTGTATAGTGCATTATCTGCAATGTGTTCACTGATGCTAAACTCAAAGTCAAGTTCAGGATAATCTTCAACTACACTTTCCACATCGGTAGTACACCAGTCATCACCATCGGTGTATTCGCCAATGTATCCCCAGCCTTCATCAAGGTAACGTGCATTGATTTCAAAGCCCATGTCTACCAGCTTGTCAAAGACAGGGATAGGCGGCGACCATGCAGTGTAGAAGTACAGTTGCAGTGTGTTAGCATTAATGCGAGTGCATTGTGTTTCGTACACATCCCACTTTGTACCCCAGTTCTCTAGCCGCCATTCATACCAGCCTGATGTGGGTTCATTCTCATCATCACGAGGCTCTGGTATCAGATGATGACACAGTTCTGTACCCTCTGTGTTCATCACATTGTAAATGTCATCAATCATCTGGCTGTCATCGTGTGACAGGATTACTCTGTTGTCTGTATGATTAGGCATATCAATACTCCTTCCATGAATCTATCGTAAAGTATACTAACAAGGCCAACCCTGTGACCAAATACCCAACGATGAACACGTCACCCACGCCAACATCGGGTATCTGGTTTTGTACACAGAGGATTGTGTGACAGTCAAGCAGCATCGTACTCAATTTCTACCCATGCGCCGTTTTCCTCAAAGGTAGAACCTGTCATTTTTTCGTATTCGTAAACATCAGCGTCAATGTTTTCATTGAGTTCTTTTTCGTTTTTGTACACACCTAAAATGTCTACGACTTGATCTTCTGGCTCACCATCGGGGCTATTGTAATAGGCGTGGGATAAACCTGTTGGTGACATATCACCCATTATCATTATTTTTGCTACAATCATTATGGATACCTCCTACCTTGGTGTGCGGCAATAGCTGCCTGTTCTGGTTCATCTAAATCGAAAGCGCGGTTGATGATAGTAACACGCATAGCCTGTTCAGCCATACGATTACGCTGCCACTTAGGTGCTTTTTTGCTCACTTTCTTGATACGATTTTTCATCTGGGTTTTTATTCGCATCTGCCTTATCCCTTTTCCTGTTGTATTTGGTTTTGTCGTGTACTACTTGTGGCCTACGTCTATTGTATGCCGCCACTGGATTATGTATTTTAGTTATACGATATACCATAGTCAAGACCTTTCTCTGTACTGATAACGATAAGAAGTTGGCAGTTTAGCCACTTGCCAAGGTGGTAGTCTCTCCTTTCTACGTAGCGTTAGTGCTACGGACTAGGTACATGGGCAAGTCTTACTACATCCCACACCACACGCCCCTAGTCATGGCGCGGTGTTCTTATGCAAACAAGTGTTTCATTTCATCATACAACACATTGAACGCATTGGCTTCATACTGCCAACATTCAAAGAACTCGTCATCGTCTGCAAAGAAATCATGTCCAGAGCAATGCAATTCCCATTTAGATTTTACATTTTCCATCATGTCAATGATGGTAACGCCATCCTCACCTTGCGAACTCATAACGTGTTCAGCCGTTTCAAAAGACATATTCATTTGGTACATTTTAGGTATGTCAAACATTTGTTACCCCTCATCTGCCATTGTTAGGATAAAACCGGACAGGCCACACGCCGATAAAAACAGGCACATACCTGACATAACTATGTGGTCTAGGTGTAACATGATAAATGATACACAGAAAAACAGTAGGCACATACCTAGACCGATAGCCATTAGAACTAATTTGTCAAACATTTTATCACCTCTTACCCTACTACAAAACCAGACTGATCATGCACTGCCTTACCCTTGGCATACAGCGCAGACACTACACCTTGCGGCTCAAGAAAACGCAGGTCACTATCGTCACCATCGACTACATCCATGCCCAAGAATGACTTGGGTATTTGTGTACGATAGCGAAACACTACAGCCAAGCGCATACCCATTGCACGAGCAGTCTCAACATGACGCTGATACTTTTCTACACCACTGTAGCTAAATGTCAAGTCATAGATTGACGTATCAGGCACAAGGCGGTTGGGTATCTTGGTGTAGTCGTAGAACTGCACGTCCCATGCGTGGTTATAATGCACCATCCATTCCCATATCTTGAGTTCCCACCGAATGTCGGTAGTCCCATTGAGCCTAACGGCACACTTGTAGCCACGCTTGCGGCAATACTGTGCATGTGTTTCAATTTCATGCATGAGCATAGCTTTGAAGTGATCCCAATATTGCAGCATGAATAGCGTCTTGCGTAGTCTAGACATTTGTACGCTAGACATAGCACCCCGGCCAGCAGTGTTTAGGCAAGCATCAATACAGGATGCAGTCTCAGCCATAGCGCATAGATTGACACCGCTAGATGATGCAGGTGATCCATACAGTACGGCTGTACGCACACCATACTTTTGCCCCTTGACAGTCTTGGGGTTGTCAATGTTGAGCAGCTTGGTAGGAAACTCGCTAAACCACTTGGTAAACTTAGGGCTTGCGTGTATCTGTGCGACCACATCGGCTGGCACTTTAGATAGATCGTAAATGATTGTCATGTGACACCTCACTTGTTGATTGTTGGTAGTGTATTTATGGGGTGCAATGCAACACTTGTCAAGCATTACATTGCAACCAACTTAGGCAGACTTTTTGCGTCCGGTTGGCTTACAAGCCAGATCAGTAATAGAACTGATATCGAACGTGCCTAGGTCAATGTTATGGTTCTTGCGATCCAGTGTCTTGTCAACACCAGTAAGCAACAACTCGAATGTCGTCTTGGAATTGGACACAATACGCGAACCATATTCCGCTTTCAATTCACGGGCAACAGTACGACTAGCGCGGTAAGCAGCCATCTTTGACAACTTTAGACCAGTTTTCTTGTTGAATTTACGGGCAACACGAGCGAATTTTCGTGCGTTGTCCTCATTCAAATTTTGACCAGTCAGGCCAGTAGATTGTTTCCAGAAAGACACATTGATTGTTTGAATAGACATGAGCAATTCTCCATCGTTTGGTTAAACTTCATCGGGTTATGGGTATACATTACACCCCATAATCACACTATGTCAACAACAATTATGGGGTGACAATAAATATCTGGCAACGCCTAGCATACCGTCACCCCATTGTTTGTGTTTCACTCTCAATTTTCACCCGCCTTGCTAGGGCAGTTTTTCACACGCAATACGTTAGCGGCATATCCAAGGATAGCTAGGGCATCAGTTTCTTGTGTAGTTACTTGTTGAGTTTTGAGATGGATTTAACTTTACACGGCTACGCTATAGTTTACCGCTGAGTAGGACAATCTCTAAAACCTACCCTCAAATTTCGCCCCCATAAAACGGTAACTCTCAAAGCGCAATCGCGCTACACCGTCACATTGACCACCCAGAGATTTCCCTTGCCGCCCTTGCGTGTCATACACTATCTGCCTTGGTAGCTAGTGCTGTACTCACACTGGTTGCGTCAACTTTGACACACTCTGTTAGCCCGCGCTGTATCCGCGCATGGTGTGGGTTCGTGTTTATCCTGCCCTAAACATTAGGTAGAACAGCTTGGCCACTTTATAGTCGGATCAATTCGCCTTCCCGACTTGGTATTTCTAGAGACTAATCTAAACTGTTTTACTTGTCAACAATCTTTTTTCAGTCTCAATTCGGCTCACCCTCGCTAGGTACGTTGCCGCCGTTGCTTTACCTTGTAGCTACCCCTAGGGCTTGTCGCTAGTATCGCTGGCTTGTTTGCCGATGTTTAAGAGACTAAATGAAACTGTTTTACTAGTCAACAATTTTTTTCAGTCTATCTTGGCTTGGCTGTTTGCCTTGCTTCGATTTTTAGAGACTAATATTTTTGATCAGATAAGTAAACATTTTTCTTTTGTAATGATTTCAATAGGTTAAAAGTTAAGTCATTGTTTTTGTTGATAAATAAAAATACATTTATGATTCACTTTTTTTGATTATGTAATAATATCAATGAGTTAAAGATTTTTTATTTTATATTATATAAGTATAGGCTGCTTTTTGTTGGGGTAGGATATATGCACCGCCACTCGATAGGGGTGTATGTTTTTGAAAACACTACCTTTTTTCTGTACACGTTGGTGGTAACTGATACACTATCAGTTATCTTTTCAATGTTTTCAGCTACTTAGCAGCATATTGAGTGCTTTGGCTTGTTAAAACTGGCAGAAAATATATGTTTTTCGGCAGCAGCAGACAAAATACTGTCATTTCAATGGGTTAGGGCAGGAGCCACCCCCCGTCCGGGTGTACGTATATACACAGAAATACACAGATCAGTAAAATTGACTGTTAACCACAAGGGTAACTGATATGTACATATGCACAAGTAATGTGCAACATGCCTAAAAAATAGGCAACTATAGGGGCATACGGACTATTTTAGTATTTTCTATAGAAAAGATGTTGACAGGGGTTGACAGGAAATGTTATAATTGGTATAACTACACTACACTATAAGTGTTACACTTAACTGTTCCTTAATAAAACTTATAAATCACTTAAATGTACAGTTAACTAACCTTACAT